AACTTTTTTCATAGCGTTAATCTGATCTATGGGCACTCCTAATTCTCTAAGACGATCATCACTCAAGCCAGAGTTTGCTCCAAGAGCAATAATGTCTACTCCTGCAGGCAAGGGAACGTTTCCCGCTAATATACCCTCTACTGTGCTATCGGGTGTTTCTGATAAAAATTCATTTGTTTTTTTCAAAACGTCAGCAGTCGCAACTCCTGGTAGTAAACTATATTTAAGTAATTCTTTTCCTAATACTCCATATCTGGTTTGTGAAGGTCCCGATAAAGACTTTAGAAAAGCATCTGACGCTTCAAAAAAGGGAGTTCCAGTTTCACTCCTTATAAAGTCTTCTACTTCACTCTTTGAAACAGTAGGCTTTTCTAAAAATCCGAGAGATTTTGCCTTTCCTATTATTCTATTTAAGTTTTGTCGTTGTAATAATTCTTGAGTATTTATATCAAAAGCTTTTTGCGTTTGAAAATTTTGCCCTGATATTCTAGAAAGATCTGTAGGTTCAGTAAGTCCTGGTTCAAAAACATTATAATCTTGTCCCATAATGCTTTTTTTCGTTTGACCTAAACTAAACAAAGGAGGCTGTTGACTAACAACTGTTTGAGATCTAGTGCCAGTTCTTTTAGGAGGATTGCCTAAAGATTGAAGAAAAGCTGAACGTATTTCTGGACGCATATTTCGTATTTCAGACAAGATATCTACGCCTCCACCAAACTGATACTTAGCCACTTCTTGTATCAACGGCTCAGAGGATGCCATGATGCCACCCATCTGACGCACCTTGTTCCGTGCATCACGTCTAAACATTTTTCTATTTGTTACGCTCATTTCACTCTAATTTTTTCTAGGCCCTAAAAAACTAAAAGGATTAACATCGCTTTGACTTAATCCGTATATACCAGTCGCTAATCCACCTATCTGAGACACAAGGCTAGGATCAGGTTTACTAACGCTTGTAATTGTTGAAGAAGTTGAAGGCACTCCTCTAAATATATCAGACAGAAAACCTACTTCAGTAAAGGGTTGTTGCTGTCCCGCTAAGAAAGACTGTAGTCCACCCGATAAAATAGCTTGATTTTGCTGTTGTTGTAATCCACCCAAACCCAACAACATATTTATGTCCTTACCCATTAACCCTTGTGCTGCTTCACCAAGAGCTGCTTGTTGCATACCTAATCCACCAATACCCACACCAAGTTTGCCCATACCTTGACCGAGTTGTCCAAACAACTGTCCCGCACCAAGTTTTCTTTTTTGTTGATCTTCAAAGGCTGTCTGTGCTTGTAGCTGTGCTTGCTTAAATCCTGCACTGCGTAGCTGAGCACCAAGTTTTGCACCAAGTTCCGAGGTTCCTCGACCAAGTTCCGTTTGAGCAATCATCTCTCTTGATCCACCAAACGCTCCTCGTCCCGCTGCTTGACCCGCTAAACTCTGTGCTTGAATAGCTCTTTGTCTTTCTAAGTCGTCTTGTAGTTTACTTATGACCTCTTCTTGATACGGATCCATAAATTCTTTATAAGAGCTAGGATCATATCTTCCTGTTGCTCCACCAACTTCCCCCGCTCCTATTCGCGTAAGGTCTGCTCCTTCACCTAATGTTGTTACACCACTAGCAAGAGTCTTGGCTCCCTCCTCAAGCATAGGCTGATAGGCACCTATACCTTGTGCTCCTATTTCAATAGCCTTTAATTGTTCTGGAGTTAGAGCAGCAACGTAGTCCTCATATTTTGGGATTGCTTGTCCCTCTCCAACAACTGTCTTTGCTGTTTCAAAAAGATCTTTTAGAAATTTTTCTTGGTACTCAGGTAAGACCGTTTCTTGTTGGGTTTTGGTGACTTCAACCATTATGCAAATCCCTTTTCAAGGTCATTCATTAAAGAGTACATTCTTGCTGCACCTTTTTCTCTGTCACCACCGCCTGCATTGCGTACTGCTTTTTCGGTCATTACGAACTCACCGTCCGAGAGCCGTGCTTCTTGTACTTTCTGTCCATTCTGAAAGATACCTGCTTTTACATCATCACTACGACCAGTGCCTGGACCTTCAATATAGCCTCCCGCAGCAGCAGACATAATGCCAGAACTAACAGCAGCCTCATCTCTTTCCATTTCTTCTTGTGTCATATATCGTTTATTTGTGATCGGACTGTAAAAAGCTTTTACAAGAACTTTACCTTGATAATCGGGTAATCTTTCTCCTCCAGGATAGGACTCCCCCGCAGGTTTACCTTTAGGCTCTAACGCTCCTGCTACAGTGGATGCAAGTAATATGTTACCAGGGGAGAATAGTCCACTTGCTCCCTTGGCAGCTCCTTCAGCAGCTTTGTTTGCAATTGCTTTATTTGCTGCTTGCTTACTTACCGCAGATATTCCTAAATTTGTCGCAACAGATTTTCCAAAGCTCCCAACACCAGGTATTGACCCTATGCCAAAGGCGAGAGCACCATCTTTTACAGCGTCTTCAATATCTCCACCACTGGCTAATCGTCCTAGTCCGGCACCAACAGCAGCAGCCATAGCCGAACCGCCTCCGATGACTAGTCCCGCTATTCCTCCTAAAACTGATCCTAAACTCATGAGTTATCCTATCGTAACTGTTACTGATCCTAACCCACTTGTAGCAGAATTACCAGTACAATGTGGGATATTCACTTTGCTAATTTTTAACACTCCGTCCACCTCAAACAAAGCTCCTACTTCCAAGGTGGTGTCATCACCCGATGGAAGGTTTGTAAATGTCATCTTTGTTGCTCGTGCTTCACCAGGGTTTCTTTGCTGATCCACGAATATAGAGAAAGATCGCACCACGTCAGAAAAGTAATTTTGGTCGTAATCCTCTGGTGGATATGGAAATAACGGTGCAGGTACATTTCTAGTAGACATCAGCGTCTCCCATCTTGTCGAACATCAAGGCGTGGTGTGCCTAGTCTCCACATAACGCCCGTTACGTCACTTTCAATACGAAAAGCAAAAGATCGCCCTCGTGCTCGTAAGTGTATTTGCTCAGTAAACTGCTCTACGGGTGTAGATACAGACTGTGTTACCGTATTACTGTTTGTTTCGTTGAAGGTTACACCAGGAAAGTTTCTAGTTTTCACCACCATATTCACCCGTGGTGTCTCATTTGTGCTGTCTCTAAAGGTTACATCGGGAATCATTCGTCGTATGAACGAGAATTTTTCTCCATCCCCTATATCTATCTGACTTGATTCAATGTTCGCGGATATAGCAGAAGGGGGGTTGGTGCTACCGTCGTCCTGCCCGAACTCATGGTAATACAGCTTATTATCGGTGTGTGCTGCAATCGGATACTGGTTGATACCACGATCCACCCACGCGGTTCGTGCAAGGTTGCCAAAATACCACACTTTTTCTTGGTAGTTGTAAATCACATAGCGGTCGTTTGTGGTGCTATTTTTAGACGGATAGAACCACCATACTTCACCATACGAAGAGTTATGACCTGCTGTCACTTTACCAATCTGATCTCTGTTAAAATCACCAAACACATAGTCTAATACAGTGCATGGCAACCGTGATACTGTACCACCGTATACATAGAACTCTTTTGATCCCATCCAGAATACAAAGTCGTTCACGGCAACAGCTGCGTTTGGACTAGCGATCGTGATATTTCGTGATATTTCATTCAAACCAAACGTGAACGGTGGGCCTAGAAACTGCATACCGTGGAGCGATACGTCTGTATACACCAATATCTGCTGCTTGGTTTGTATAGCCACGACTATCTCAGAACCCGTGGATATACGCAGTTCGCCTGCCGTGTTTGTTGCCAGACTCTGCCACGCTGTAAGACTTTCTTGCGATCCAAAGCGTATAAGTAGTGGATCTTGTGTACCAATAGAACCTTCGCCATCGCACCCAAAAGCGATAACGTGTCTATCCTGGTCGGACACCATAATTTGTTTAGCTATCGTAGGAGCTAAAGTACTGCCACCCACATCTTTCAATTCTATAGCTCGTGAAGAGGTGCCCGACGTTCTATCCCAGTAGTAAATACCACCGTTTTTTACGTTTATAAGAAGATCTTCACCAAAGTTATCGTGTGTCCAGTTGGTAAGGTTGGCACCCGATACAGTAGATTCTGCAGGCATACCCCATCCAAAACTTGCTTCAATCACCGCTTCATTGTCAGCATGAGTGGCTGCAGTAGTATTAAGGGAACCACGTATTAACCCAGTAAATGATGTAGATGTTGTGCCCGTGTATTCTATTATTTCATCTTCTATTTTTATATAACCAGAACTAGGAAAGGCTGCAGCAGAATCAACTGTTGCCGTGGTCACCGTAGCGTCAGACGCTAATCCACTGCCATTAACTTGATTTACTGTGTCGTCAGCAGCAAGATCGTTGCCCACTACTAAACGTACTAACTCTCCACTTGCGTGAGCTACGGCTGTGGTGCCTGCGTGTCCACGAGTCACCGTTAATGTGTTAGTTGAAATATTCCCAACAAGCATTAACTCACCCGCAACACTTATAATATCTCCTACATTTTGTGTGGCACCCAAATCAGAATTACTTGTTACAACCACACTTGTAGCTGAATTTGTCAACGCTCCATTTAAAGTCGTTGTGCCTTCATTTGTGTTAATACCATTCCATACACCGGCACCCCAACCCGTGCCAAAGAAGTTTGTATCAAGACCTGTATTCACTTGATATTTAGCCACAATTGCTGATCCACCAGGGGTGCTATCCGCTGCATCCGTGCTGTTTGCGGGAGTAGCAACGGTTATTTCATACACGTTGTTATTTACAACTCTCGTTATCTGATGTTCTGCGTTTAAAACACTGGCGGTCACAGTGCCTCCTAAAGTCGTAGCTCCAGAAAAGGTAACAAAATCGTTTAGCACGGCTCCGTGTCCCGCATCCGTGACTGTAATAGTAGTGCTTCCGTCTGTTACACCAAAAATATTACTTAATGTTCCAGAGGTTCTCCTCAGAGGTGTAACATCGTTGTATTGACCACCATCGGCTATGTAGTATTTAAGGTTTGTACCAACGCCTAAGTATTTTGTACCGTCCAACGCCACCCAACTAAACAAGGCTCGACATGTACCCAGAAAGGTATTGTCACTATAAGATTGCCATCCCCCTATTTTTTCTGCTGCACCAAATCGAAACCGTATTTTGTCACAAGAAAACCATCCACCCTCATTAGAATATGAGGTTGATTCTCTATTTATTCCTGGTTTAAATTTAAGTGCAGTTAAGGGCATCAGCCTGGTCTCATTTGAACAGCTACATATCGAAAAGAGTTTCCAGAAATAGTTGCCCCATTTGGTAAAACGGTAGCAAAAACATCATATGTGCCACTATCACCGTCACGCATATCTAATGTGGCACTACCACCAGAGAAAGATATGGTAAAAGTGCTGTCAGAACTTGTATTTGCTCTACCAGAAATAAAAACAGGATAGCCAGTGCTATTCGTAAAACTTGTGGTTGAAGTATCTGATGACAATGCAGAGCTAGTATTTGCCATCCAACTATTTTTCATAGATACCGTACCAGAGGTTGTTATTGTACCACCTTGCAAACCACTACTTGTTGCTACTGATGTTACAGTTCCATCTCTAGCTGAGTTTATTTGTGACGTTGTTCGTGTTACTCCATCCAATTTATTTATTTCAGCAGCACTAGCTGTAACTAAAGTGCCATCTAGCTTTAGTCCATTAGCACTTAAATCATGTGACTTAATATCAACAGAGGTTGATCCATCAGCAAAGGTTACGTTACCTGTAACCAAAAGACTATCTGTGCCGTCTTCATCATATTCTAAACTTACGTCTTTATTTGTTCCAAATATTACTTTTTTATCGTCAGCTATAGTTATTAGCTCTGATCCAGAACTTCTATCAAGTAGAACAGTATCTGTTCCATCCTCATCGTATTCTGCACTTACATCTTTATCCGTCCCAAAAAATAATTTTTTATTATCTGCTATGCTAACGTCACCATTAGATATCTGCAATGTGCTACTTGTTGTATCAAATTTTGCAATCACATCTTGATCTGAACCAAACTGTATTCCTTTGTCATCCGCTATAAAAACGTCTCCAAATTCAGCCGAGGTTGATCCTACATCCGCACCACCAGAAGCGTCGGGTAGTATAGATGTTGTAGCGGTAATCGTAGTTCCAGTGATCGCTGCAGGTGTCGTGCCACCAATGACCACACCGTCTATAGCTTGACTTGTGGTAAATAAAGCCGTTAAATCGGTCACTGCAGCACCCGATCCCGCTCCGTCAGCAAAGATTATAGCTCCAAAACCATTAAGTATTGTAACATTTGCACCAGAACCTTGAGAAAAAGTAACGGATTGTCCAGAGCTATTTTTCACAAAGTACAATTTATCGGCATTGTTTGGGCCTATAGTTATTGTACAAGCTTCCGTGGCTCCACTTAAAACTAAAACTTTAAACATTCCATCAGACAAGCTACCGTCACTTGTTGTAAGAGTATGCGATGCTCCAGAGCTAGACAAATCTATAGTGCCTACTCCGTTGATCAGTCTATCAATTATATCAAAATTATTATTGGTGGTCGTGCCCCAAGCTCCCGCTTGCTCACCGAGTCCTATCTTTTCTATTCCACCGTTATCTGTATACGTCGATCCCATGTGTTACCTCTTTTCTTCTGTCCATGTCTGCGAGGCTCCAGTGGTAACTGTCGTCCACGTTGGGGTGTTCGAGGTGCTGACATTCGCGTATGTCGTTGTAACACCAGGTATCACCTTGCCCCATACTAATACATCTGCCAAAGAAAGTGTAGCAGAAATTCCAGTCAATGAAATACTTGCTGTTCCCGTGACGCTAAATCCATCGTCAAGAGCCAAGGTCAATGCTTGACCCGCTGCGTTAGCAGCACCCGTTGCTTCAATGCCCACCGCTCCAATAGCCGAGGTTGACGGTAGTCCGTTTTCTATAGGTACAAAAGCACCTGGCAGTTCGGCAATAGAAACTTCTGATATAGCATTAAAGCCAAGCATTAATCAGCGTCCTTGATGGTCAGTATGCCTTCCTTTACTTGTCGCATGATTTCTTGATAGTGTGCATTCTCAAGATTAAATGGCACATGGAGTTCTTCACCATTTATTACAGCCACAATGCTATTATATTGATCTGTGACAACTCCCTCTATAGTTTTATGCTTTATATACTTTGCTGATTTAATATTCATATTTTATTCCTATAATTCTGCATCAAATTTTAAACCACCACCACTTTCTGATTTTGCAACATTAATAGTTCCGCTACTTGCAGTTTCGTTATATATAGCAAGACCTTGTCCACTACCACTCTGCATTGTTCCTGCGGAGGTTGCGTCAATTTCAATTTTATTTGGAGTTGCCCAAGTTTGTGACAAAGAATTAAACGTACTAGCGTGAGACCCACTATAGACGTAAATAGTACCAGAAATACTAATTGTTGGTGCTGTTCTCATTTCAACTTCCAGAGGAATATTTACTCTTGCTAACTGACTTGTTCCGTTTGTTACTCCTGCACCACATGGTGGGAATTGTTCAGAATAATAACGTTTACACTTCTCAAGGGTTTGTGAAAAAGGCTCATGCTCAAATGTTGTCGAGTTCTGTCCTATCTCTAATTGACACTGTGTCATTAACCATGTTGCTCCTGCTGTCGTCATTACGGCATCTGTAGCAAGTCCATCAGCCCACATAGTATTAGCATAATTTACCCATCCAGATGTGGAACCACCTCCTTTATAGTCACTTCCTGCAAAAAGATTCCAACTAACCCATATACCCTCTCCTGCATCGTTATCTATGCCACCACCAGAAGTATCACCGACAAAAGTAACTGATTTTTTCTCCCATGTGTTAGCTGAGTTAATTGTATACGTCTTATTATGTTGTCTAGCTGTGTTGTCTGGTTTATACAGTCCAACAGAGAATGTGCCTGCAATCGAGGACTTTACATAAAAAGATAAGGTTAGAGATTTGGCATTTGAGTTTCCATTTTGTATGTGTTGTAAATTTTTTGCTTCTATCTTTTGTGTAACATATCCATATTCATTAGAAGCGATAGCACTCTCTGCCGTCCCAGTTGTCCATTTAAGTGCATAGCCATCTCCCCCTAGAGGGTCATCAGCAACTTGAGCAAAAGTTCCATCAAGTTCATCTGTGTTATTTATAGCAAATCGCCATCTATCTATTAAATACGCATTTGTCGTACCATCATGTGCAAATGGTAGTGACGTTCCTCTTTGACTTACGTTCATGGCTGAATTTATAAGCAAGTTCCTATTTACTCCACCACCACCTGCGTTGATGTTGCCTATAAGGTTTGCTAACTCTGCTGCTTTGCTCATGGTGTTATCCTACTAAATAAATGAATCCAAATTGATGTGAGTCTCCTTCATAAATAGTTCTTCCACCACCAGAATCATTTTGAAAATGAATCTCGTCATTTGCACTTAGCACAAGAGCATGATTTAAGGCAATAGTACCAACTGTTTGATCTGAATGACCCATTGCGTGTAAAATTCCATCAACATACATTTGTACTCTAGTATTTAAAGTTTGACCTTGATTGTAATAGAATGTAAAACCAACATGATAGAAACCATCAACAGGCACTGTAAAAACACCTGTAGCACTGTTATATGTGATTCCGCTACTACCTGCTCCAAGAGAACCACTTATGGAAAACGCTGCCTGTCCATCGTTTGTTGCACCAAAAATCTCATCATTTGCAATATCTACGTTTGCATTACGAGTGCCTTGAAATGAAATGAAAGTTTTTGCAGGGAATGTAACTCTTCCACTACTGTCCACAGAAATTGCTGTGTTAGAGTTCGTTGCGTCTTGTATGGTATTTACTTTAAGTATTGATGCCATTGTTTATCCTACTAAAAACCCACCACATTGAGACTCTTGTTGCAAATATATTGAGCTGTCGCTATTGTGTCCACCCAAAAATTTTATGGTATCGTTAGTTTCACATTGCAAAAGACCACTCGCCTGTATGGTGTGATAGTTATCTGACATACCACTTCCAACAATGCTACCAAGAACATTTACTAAATCAGTGTAAGAAGTAGCTCCACTTTTATCATTATGTATAATGGCTCGTGAATAACCTCCAGAAGCAACATCATCAAATCGTGCATTTAAGAAAAAGAAGTATATTCCTCCCAATGGCACAGTGTAGACTCCTGTGCCTGTATTGTATCCACTACCTACATCAAAATCTACAGCATTCATTATAAGGTTTTGCGTATCATTTCCTCCAGTTAAAGAAAGATTGTTAATTCTTCTTGCTCTAAATGTAGGTCTTGCAGGAGTTAAAACTCTTCCACTACTATCTATAGTCATGGCACTTGTGCCACCAGAATGTTTTATTGCATCTACATGAAGTTCACTTGCCATTATTGAGCTATCTCCATTAGTGTTATATTTGCGTTTGAGCCACCACCACTATCTCCGTAACCAATAGCTGTAGTGCTTCCCCCTGTAACTGCTGCTTGCAATTTATAAGTTAATGTCGTTCCTGCTGAAACACTAGGGGAATCTAACATAGAAAAAACGTTGTTATACATTATAGAAGAAGGTCCATAAAAGGCATAAGCATCCCCATTAATTTCTGTGCTATCTCTTAAAAATTTAGTTTTTATTCTCATGTTATTTGAACCATCGTATGCTACAATATCTATTGACACGAAAATTTTACTGCTTGCTAATTTAGTCGTAATACTTTTCGACATAACATCTACAAAACTAGAACTGCTTAAAGATGCAAGAGTACTCACAGCAGAAGTACTACTACCTGCTCTGTCAAACGAAACACTCTGTACTATGTGACCACTTGGCATCTGCACAGTGCTTGAAGTAGTTTTCCCCTCAATCTTATCTACTAATAATCTACTGGTCATACTATTGTATATACTCCGTTAACTGTGATTGTGGCATTTGTAACTGTTATAGGTCCTGCTGACAATCCGTTTGTACCACTTGGTATTGTTATATCTGCCGTGATACTGTTGCCGTTGGTTCGTATTATACTGTCGTTTCCAAGAAAAGGATAGCGTGTATCTGATTCTGCTTTTGTGTAGCTGTTGGCTATGGAAAAAGCGTCATACACTATAATCTCTACCACATCATTTAATGATGCTCCTGTTACTAGCACCACCGTTGTGCCAGAGGTAGAGGTGTAGTCTGTTACAGGTTTAAGTAAAACACCATTCTGATAGACATCTACATACTCACCATCGCTGTAGCTTAATACATTTGCATTGGCATCCGAACCACTAAAGGAAGTCTGGCTTGCTGTGGCTTGGTATATGAAGCGTGTTCTAACGCCTTGGTTGGGTGCTTTTCCTATGTAGGGCATTAGATTCCTGCCTTCTCATTATTATCACTTACATTTTTTGCCGTATCGACTACTTTTAAATCATATGCTTGAGTTATTTGTGCGTCCTCTCCCTGTTGCTATAGATATTGAATTAGCATTACAATGTGCAATTAGTTTTGCAATGATTTCATCTTTTGCTCTCCTTGCTCTTTCACTAATAACATTATCGCACCATTCTTGAACTGAGTAAGAACAATACTCTAGAGCTTTAATTTGTGTGTCCGTTAAACTTATTGTAATATTTGGCATTTTTTTTCCTAACCTATTAGATGTCCTGCAAAGTATGAATAAATAAGACTGGAGGAAGTATGAAGTTCTCCACCATTTGCACCCCCTCCGTGTATTGTAATATAATCTCCAGAACTAAGATTAACCTCTGCGTTTATGTAAAGACGATGGTATTCGGCATCTGATTCATCTCGTGTACTTCTAAATTCAGAATTTAAAGACCCATTAACTTTGACTCTTAAATAAACCATTCCTGCTGTACCCGCCTTATGCCAATGGGCAGCAGAAAATGAATATGTGCCACCTACAGGTGCTGTAAAACGATAATTACTGGTATTAAAATTATTACCTATGTCATGAGCTTCACTAGCATAGGGTATAGTAATTTCTGATGATGTATCTGTATTTGATGAAACAAAAGCTCTAAAAGCAGGATTGCTTGGTTTAGTTACACGACCACTTGCATCAATTACCATGTAAGGTGTAGTTCCTAGTGTGGAGCCAAGACCCATAGTTAAACTATCTGAACTGTCATCTAACCCTATGTGAAAGTCTTGGGCATTACCATCAAACACAATAGAGTTATCAGATGCTGTTCCGTCACCTAATGTGCCTAACCCTTTGCCCCTAACTTTAGTTAATGCCACTTCTTACTCCTAGCTTGGTTTAGTTGGAAACTTTACACTACTCATGTCTAAGTTACCATTACTGTCTAACTTTGGATCAGAACTCGCAGGTAAGTCTCTAAGCTCTTGTCTATAGGTTTTCATAGCACTCGACATGGTTACATCACCTAACGCAGTCCAATCTGTTTCTGCCAGTAATCTGTCTCGTTCTACACGAAGCAATCGCATCGGCTCACGGCTTTGCAGTAACGTCTTTTCACCTGCTACCTGTGCATAATTTACACCCCAATCCTTTGGGTCTGCACTTTCGATTGCTGAACCATTCTTATCGGCTCCAGTAACCTTACGAAACATCTGGTTGAACTCTTCTTCATTTGTAGGCTCTCCTCTAAGAACCCACTCTGTAATCCCTAAACTCGTTAATGCTTGTGCTATCGTTGTCATTGTTTTCTCCTTAGGCTTTAATTTCTGTTGCTGTTATCGTTTTGATATTAGAGGAAGTCCAATTTATGTTGAAGGTATGTGAACCTGAAGAATTATTTCCTAAAGCAACTTGCAGTTGTAATCTCATAGTGCTTGTTGTTCCACAATTAGCATCTACTGCTCTTATTGGTATTTCTTCAT